AAAAGGCGGGCGCCGGAGGGCGAGGGGGGGGCGGCGTGGCCCGAGGGCTACCCCGCCCACCGCCACGGCAATCAATCCCTGCTGATGGCCAGCGGGGCCTATCTCGACAGCTTCGCCTGGGACTTGTCCGGCGACGCCCTGCGCGTCGGCTCCAACATGGTCCAGGCGGCCCTCCTGAACTTCGGCGGAACGGATGGCATGGCGCCGGGTCCGGCCGCCGTCCCCGCCCGTGAACACATCGGCCTGTCGGCTGAGAACATCCAAGAGATCGAGGACGCCATCGGCGACTGGATCGAGAGCGTTCGCTAATGTCCCAACTACTTCAGCTCCGCGCCGCCGTCATCGACGCTATCAAGGCCGCCCTTCCGGGCTTTGAAGTGGCGGGCCACCTGGGCCGGTTCTCGGCCACCGACCTGAACCAGTTCCTGGTCAAGGCGCCAGCCGTCCGCGTGGCGATCCTCGGCCTGGCCAACGCTCAGGCCCAGGGCGAGGACGGCGACCATCTGGCCGTCGACGTGAAGGTGGCCATCTTCGTCGTGACGAAGGATCAAAGCGTCCGCTTAGGCCGTGAAGAGGCCGCCACGGCGGCGGTCGAACGCATCTGCCTGCTGGCCACCGGCGCGCGCTGGGGCCTGCGTTTCGCTCGGGCGGCCGAGGCCCCGAACGCGCAGACCATTTTCAATGACGTGACCCTGTCCAAGGGCGTCGCCGTCTGGGCCATCGACCTGACTCAGCCCGTGCTTCTGTCGCCCGCCGACGCGGGCGGCGAAGAGGGCGGCCCGCTGTCCGAGCTATGGCTGGGCGTGGCGCCCAAGATCGGCGCGGCGCATCGCGACGACTACCACGGCCCGGTCACCGCCGAGACGGTCCGCATCGACATCGAGGGCGCGGACCATGGCTGACGGTTTCACCCAGGCCGACCAGGCCAACCGCCTGGCCAACCTGATCCGCTTCGGCCTGATCGACGAGGTGAAGATGGACGGCCCCCTGGCGCGCGTCCGTGTCGAGATCGAAGAGGGGTGGCTTTCCGACTGGCTGCCGGTGTTCCAGCTCGCCGCCGGTCGGGTTCTTGCCTGGTCCGCGCCACAGATCGGCGAACAGGTCGTCATCCTGTCGCCCTCGGGCGAGCTGGCGGCGGGCGCGGCGATCCGCGGACTGAACTTCGACGGCCGACCTGTGCCTTCGACCGAGGAACTGCAGACCATCCTGGCGCTATGGGATGACGGTGCGGCCGACGCCTACGACGAGGCGACCAAGACCCGCACCATCACCCTGCCTGAAGGCGGCAAGCTGCACCTGATCGCCGGGGCCGTGGTCGTTCGGATCGAAGCGGGCGCCGTCACCATCGACGCGGCCGGAAAGCCGATCACGGTGAAGGGCGATCCGATCACCCTGGACGGGCCGGTCAACCTGGGCGGGACCGGCGGCGCGGCCGTCGCCCGCGTCGGCGACCCTGTCGTGAACAACAAGATCAGCTCCGGCTCCGCGAAGGTGAAGGCGGCATGACCACCAACGCCAACCTGCTGCTGGACGACTATGTCGGCGTCGATCCCGTCACCGGCGCCACGATCAGGGGCGAGGCCCATCTGCGCGCCTGCCTTAACGCCATCCTTTCGACCCTGATCGGTTCGCTGGTGATGGACCGCGACTTCGGGTCCAGCACGCGGGAGCGGATGGATGCGCCCATCAACGCGGACACCATCGCGGACATCGTCGCCGACACGGCCGTCGCCGTGCGCCGCTGGGAGCCGCGCGTCGTGCTGAAGCGCGTCGTCGTCAGCGGCGCGCAGATCGGCGCTCTGAGCGTGGATCTCGTCGTCGCCGTGTTCGGCCGCACCATCATCCTGGAAGGGGTCGTCTGATATGGCGCGTTCCGTCATCGACCTGTCGCGACTGCCGCCGCCCGACGCCGTCAAGCCGCTGGACTACGAATCCCTGTGGGACCAGATCGTCGCCGACGTGGTCGAGGCCGTGCCCGAGGCCGCCCCGGCCATGGCGCTGAAAAGCGAAATGATGGTCCGCGTCGGCCGCGTCTTCGCCTACCGCATCCTGCTTGAGGTCAACGCCCGCAATCAGGCGGTTCGCGCTGTCATGCCCGCCTTGGCCCAGGGCGCGGACCTCGACCAGATCGGCGTCATCGTCGGCATCCAGCGCCTGGTGATCGACGCGGGCGATCCGAGCCAGGGCGTTCCGCCGACCTATGAGGACGACGACGCTTTCCGCCGACGCTTCATCATGGCTCCTGAAGGGTTCAGCGTCGCCGGACCTGCGGGCGCTTATGAGTTCCACGCCCTGTCCGCTGATGGTGCGGTCAAGGACGCCAGCGCCACCAGCCCCGAACCGGGCCACGTCGTCGTCACCGTGCTTTCGCGCGACGGAGACGGCGAGGCCGCGCCCGAGCTGGTCGAGGCGGTGCGGTCAGCGGTCTCGGTCGACACGGTCCGACCGCTGACCGACTTCGTCACCGTCCAGTCGGCCACGGTGAAGCCCTATGCGATCCGGGCCAAGGTCTGGACCTTCGCCGGGCCTGATCCGCTGGTGGTGGTCGGCCAGTCCGAGGCGGCGGGGCAAGCCTTCGCCGACGCGAACCATCTGCTGGGTCGCGACGTGAACCTGTCCAGCCTCTTCGCCGCCCTGACCGTCTCGGGCGTCCAGCGCGTCGAGCTGCTGGAGCCGACGGCGAACATCGTCTGCGACGCGACCGAGGCGGCCTTCTGCACCGCTATCGAGCTGGAACACGGGGGCCTGGATGAGTGAGCCTCTGACCCTTCTGCCGTCGTCGGCCACCCGCCTGGAAAAGGCCCTCGACCGCGCCTTGGCGCGTAGGCTGGACGAACTGCCGCTGCCCGTGCGCGACGCCTGGAACGCCGAGGTCATCGCCCTGGACA